TAAAAATAAAAAATTAGATAAAGGATTTATACCTAATAAACAATATATAGATAGTTATAATAAAGTATATGCAATTTTATTAAGTAATAATTTATATATACCTATAAAACCAAGTCCTTTATTGGATAAACTTAAATATGAAATATTAATAGATAATAAAAATATTTCTAAAATATCATTAAAAGATAATTTTAAATTATTATCTGAAATAAATAAAAATACAAATTTAAAATACGAAATTCATTCAAAAATATTAGATTTAAAGGATAAAAAAGAAATTATTGCTCTTGTAAATAATAATAGTAGAGTTATACCAATTATTCCAATAAAAAATATTGATAAAACGTTAGAAGTAAGCCATTTGAATTATTATAGTGATTTAGATGAAGCACTTGAAAATAATATAATTATGTATGATGAACGTATTGAAAAAATAAATAAAAAGAATTTTGAAGACGAAACATATAATAGAATGAGATTTGATTTATCTAATTTTATTTACAAAAATAAAAAATATACAAAAGAAATTGAGGAAATAATACAAAATAATAAAAATCTTGATTTAAATAAAAGACGTAAAAAAATGTATAAAATATTAAATGAAATTTTTAGTAATATAACTACACAAAAAAAACATGCTATTAATTATAATAATTATAAAACACCTAATAAACGTATACCTTGTTTTATTAGGAATATAAAAAAAACACTGCATAATAAATATGAAAATATTTTATCTTGTGATGAAGACCCACATTGTATAATTGATAAAAATAGTTGTAAATTATATATTAATAAGTATAATTTATTAGAAATCTATAATGGTGTTGAAAATTACAATTATTATTTAAGTAAAATATTAGATGAATTATTAAGATATAAAATTAAAAGAGAAGAAATATTATATAATACAATTGATAATATTATCAATAAACAACTAATTCCAGAAGACCCTAAGAAATATTTATTAATAAAATCATTAGATGATATAGAAGTAAATAACAAAATAGAACAAATTTATTATGATAATAAAGGTGTATATATTGATAATAGAAATTTATATGAAACAAGTACCACCAAAGAATATGCATTTAATAAAAATTATTATTTAAAAACGGATATTAATATTATAGATAATTATAAGAATGAATATTTATCAATACATTGGTTAAAATATTTAGGAAATAAATTTCGAGTAAATAGTGAAGTAGATACTTTATTTAATTTAGTAGTAAAAGCTATTAATTCAAATAATGAATTTTATATAAAAAATAAAAATTTAAGTGTGGAAGATTTAAAAGAAGAAATTATTAAAAATATAATAGCAAATACCAGAAATAAAAAAAATTCAAATAAATTAGAAGAAAATATTTTTAATGAATATAAAAAAAGTTGTGATACAATTAATATCAATAAAATAATTAATTTTGAATATCTAATGATTTATATAAATGATATAAATTATAAGGGATGTTTAATTGATTTGGAATATATTTCAAAATTATATAATATAAATATAATTATTTTAGATAAAAGAATAAAATTAAAACAACAAGGATTTGAGTTATTTTTAAATAAAGATTCAAAATATTATATAATAATTTATAGATTTATAGTTACAAATCAACCTTTATATAATTTAATAGGTATCAAAAATAAATTTTTATTTTCAGAAAAAGATTTACCATCTAAATTTCTTCATGAAATTGTATTTGATAATCAAAAATAATTATAATAACTAATATAATTGATATATAAATTTCTTGTTGATATACAGTTTTTTCTTGAATGTCTAATTCTAGTTTATTTATTATTATATTTTCATATTTATTTATATCTTGAATTTGTTGTTCAACTTGTTGTTCAACTTGATATTCATCTTGTTCTATATATTGATATTCATCTTGTTCTATATATTGATATTCATCTTGTTGTTCATCTTGTTGTTCAACTTGTTGTTCAACTTGTTGTTCATCTTGATATTCATCTTGTTGTTCATCTTGTTGTTCAACTTGTTGTTCAACTTGATATTCATCTTGTTGTTCAACTTGATATTCATCTTGTTGTTCATCTTTTTGTTTAATATTTTTATTAATAATATTATTAATCATATTATCTATATTTAATATTTCTTGTTCTTTATTAATATATATTTCTTCTATATCATCTTTATCTTCTTTATCATTTATATTAATATTATTATTCATTTTATTGATTATATTTTTAACATTTTCTTGTTTATTATTTACTATTTTTTCTTGTGTAAACAGTAAATTTTCAAAATTGAAGTCTATAATTTTATTAAAAATAATAGACTTAAAATTTATATTAAAACAATTTAAAACAGCATCAATTTTATTAGGTATATATATAGTAAATTCTTCAAAATTAACTTTATTTAAAGGAAATATTTCATAAAAATCAAAAAAAATAAATTCATTATTTTCATTTTTAAGGTATAATTTTTTTTCATTTTCAAGTAAATAAATAATTGCTGTTATTTCAATTTTATTAAAAAAAATAGATTTTATTAAAATAAAGTTATCAAAATAATATATAGAAAAATCATTATCGATTAAATATTGTTCTAGTTTTTGTAATTTAATTAAATTATTTTTTATAATACCTAATTCAATTTTATTAGAAAATAGATTTATTCCCGAAAATATTTTTACACCTAATAAAGTATCTCCTAATAAAAAATAATCAATATTATGATAATCAAATAAATCACTAACAAATTTAATCATAAATTTATTAGAAATTAATTGTTCTTCCTTAATTGGGTCAATCCTTATTTTAATAGTAGAATTTAATGAAATTTCATGTGTAATTCCATTTAAAATATAATTATAATTATTTTTATTCATTATATAAGAATATAAAATTAAATTTAAATATAATAGAAATATAATAGATATATAATGAATTATAGAATTTTTGAAAGTGATATAAATGAAGTAAAAAAGGAAGATTTTTGGAGACCAAAAATGTCTAACGAATCAAAACCAATTAGTAACAAACATGAAAATTATATTTTTGATAAAAATGCTAATTTATTTTATCAAAATAATGTAAATAATTATTTTCAACCAATTAATAGTAGAATAGAAAATAACGGCCCCGTTCAAGGAACATTTCAAACAAACAATTTTCAAAATAGTTTTCAAAATAATTATATGAATAATTATGAAACAATAAATAGTACTCAAGAAGTAAATCGTTTCTTAGAAAGAAATCCTGTGAATACAAGAAGAGATAATATGGAAAAAATAAGGAATACTGATACTAATCAATTTTTAACTAAACAGGGTGGAAATCTGCATAATTTTACTGATTTTAAAGTAGAAAATACAAGAAAAGATAAAAACAATATCAATACAAATACATATATTCCAATGGGTAAAACAATGTCAATTCCCAAAGAAAATTTATAAACCTAATAATTTATTAATAAATATTTTTTAAATTGAATATATTTCAACGTATTAAATATATTTTTATTTTTATATAAATTTTAAAAAAATATATGCGTTTAAATTATCAATGAATACTAAATTAAATGAAATATCAATTTATTTAACAAATATAGTATCTTTAGATGAATATACAAGTTCAACAAATTATTATAATGTAGAAAAAAAAGATCAATTATTTAGAAAAAATATTGATTTATTATTTTTAAAAAAAATATTTAATAATTTATTTGATATTGATTTAGACGATAATACAATTTATAACTTTTCTAAAAATACTATAATTTCACGAAATATAATTTCAAAAATTAACAATTATATAGAAGAAATAAAAAAATATTATATTATATGTAAGCAAAAAATATATTTAGAAGATTTAAATGAAAAGAAAGTTATTACTTTATTAAGACAGTTATTAAGAACAAATAATTTTGAATTAAAATCTAAGGAAAAATATGATAATGGTAAAAAATATTTATTATATACAATAACAAAAAAAAAAAATAAATATTTAAAAAAAATTAATTCTGTAATGAATTTTGATTAATTTATAAAAATAAAAATCAAACTTAATAGTAATAGTATGGAATATTTTAATCTACTTACAGATAAAAGTAATTTAGAACAAAATAAAGAAAAAAGTCATTATTTTATTGGTAATGTATTAAATGATAAAAATTTAATTATTAAATTAAAAAATTTAAATCAACAATTAAGAACAAAGTATAAACTTCAGGAATCACACGTTAATAATTTAATAACCACTAATTTAATTTATTTAGGATATTTTGATATTGAAACAGCTCAAGTATATATGAATGATATTTTTCAATATTTATTAAAATCAGTTACAAATAAAATAGCACCATTAGAATGTAATATTACAAATTTTAATATTGATAAAGATAGTTCTTTTTTTAAAATAATGCTTCAATATAAAGATAAAAATAATTACTTGGAAAAGATAATTATTCCTTATTTGTATCAAAATGGAATCGTACCTGTCTCAGGAAATAAAAGATATAATAGAAGAGGTTCAATAGATTGTATATTTTTTAAAGATTCAAATATTATTAAACATAAAAAATTTAGAATTATGTCAGAATTTCCAAAAGAAACATTTGAAATAAATAATTTATGTTTAATAAAAGGAACACCTATAAAAATAAGAAGTGGTACACCATCTATTCACGACCAATTAAGTTATGAAATAATAAAAGAATATGTATATGATTTTAATGGACCTATGGGTTCTAATAATAAAATATCTTCTTTATTAGGAAATAAATCATCTAATAATTCAGTAAATAATAAAGAACCCAATATTAATATATCTTCTATAATGAAAAATAGTTCTTCAACTAATAATCAGGTGTCCACAAATAATAATACAAATAGTAATCAATCATCTTCAAATAATAAAAATAATAATAAAAATAATAATAAAAATAGTAATACAAATAAACCTTCCTCAAATAATAAAAATAAAAAAAATGGAATATTTTCTGGATTATTTTAGATAAATATTTTAGATAAATGTTATTCTTATTATAATAAATATAATTAATAATAATTATATTTATTGAATATATTGAATAAAATTATTGTAATATATATTTTCCAAATTTATAAAATAAATAAATTATATAGAAAAATAAAATAAATATAGCAATAGAAAAAATTTTTGAATAAAAATAAAAATAATTAAATCCAGGTTGGGATTGTTTATCTAATTTATTATATTTTATTAATTTTAAACAGATATATTTTAATCCAAGTAATGAATTCCAATTTTTTTGATTTTCTGTTTCATTAAATATTTGTGTTATTAAGGGCATATAATAAATATAACGATTCAATGTTTTATTTGTATAATAATCCCAGTCATGAACTTTTTTTAAAATTTTTTTATCATTTACTGTTTTATTTATAAATGGTCGTGAATAAATCATTGATTGAGTACCAATTGAAATAAGTGCTTTATAAAAAAAATCATTATATGGAAAAATAATAAAAGGTAATGAACCTAAACTTAATATAAAATCATCTTTTTTATGTTTTATACAAAAATCATTGATCTTTGTAGTATGTTTTAAATAAGAAATTTCTTTATCAAATATAAAGTCATCTTCTAAGATTAAAATATTTTGGTAATTATTTTTTTGAGCGTGTTTAAAAATTTCTATATAACTATGCATAATATCATAGGTTGTATTTTGAATAGTAAGGTCCTTAGAACATTTTTTAAATCCTTCGTTAACAACAATAAAAATTTTTTTAGTAGGTTTTACTATATTTAATTGTTTATATATATTTTTTATTTTAGGACTATTTTTTAGTGTTAATATATAAGAAATATCAATAGAATTATCATAAATTCCATATTTGAAATTT